ACATGGCAACATCTAAAAAGACTACTGACACTACAGAAGTAAAAGACACAACAGCTACTGATCCGAAACAAGAGGGAAAGGTAGAGAAGAAGAAAGCTACCAAAAAAGACGGGAAACCACCCGAGAGAAAGTACAACGTGACTATCAGAACCACGAAGAAAAAAGAAGAGTATGTTGATAAGGAAAGCATGAGTCAACAAGAAGCACACGACAAAGCAATGGAGAAAGCAAAAAAACTAGGGGGTACTATCTTAGAGTGCCAAGCTAAGAGAGTATGGTAATACAAAAAACCTAAATATATTATTATGAAGTACACAAAAAGAAGGAGGTATTTATCTCCGTAGAGTCTAATCAGCTCTAACCAGTAAAGTCCTATCCACTGTATCGGTGCGGTAGGCACTACGGATGGTGGCGGAATAAGAATAGACGCTAGTTGAATAGAAACAACGATGATATGCAAGAACCGAAAGGCTTGCAGGGATACATAACAGTCCTGGTGGTATCGTATCTATAAGGTGCAAATCCTTATCCATCCAAACTTATACGCTAGGTTATCCGTTGAGGATTTAATAGTTGGTTCGTAGCCCTACCCTAGCACACTATATCCGACACAGATATATGCCCCCTACTAGAACTAGGGGTGTATGGAGAGTATTCAAATGGCGTAAGATAGCTGAATGAAAGCAGCGATGATGGTAGACCCCGAAAGGACTACAGCGTCTCCATAAAGGACGCGAAGCATCACAATTGCAGGGTTCGACTCCCTGCCTCTTCGACCTTATTTATTTTTAATAAAATATGAGAAAATCAAAAATCTGAGTTCTTAAAATGTTCAATAACGGATATTCTGTATCAATAAAATGAAAAGTTTTTAACAAGAAGTGAGAAGAGGTGTGATATAAATGAAATAGGGGATACCAAATTGTTAGTGTATCTATTGATTGATCTAAATATCCTATTTTAGTCCATACATTTATAGCATATATAAAATATGGCGATGATGTTTTTAAAGAATGAATAGTTGTAAGACATCTGGACTGAACAAAAGATAATAGATTAAATAATATAGCCATAGGGACTATTAGTGACAATAGAATGGATATACCGAAAGAAGATAGAGTATTACAATCCAGTAAAACTAGAATTTACGACCACAAAATGGTATTAGAACTTAGTAAATCTTGAAAATCATATACTGAAATAATGTGATTAACATGAATAAAAAGTAAATGATCTATCAGCTACATAATAAATCAATCACTTACTTCACAATGAGTCATTTAGAATTTACTTAGCAACTATGAATAAGAAAGCATATATGAGAGTCGCAGGTCAATACCACTCAAAAGGTAAGATCATGTGACTCAGTAAAAAACCATCCATCCGACATAGAATATATTGCAGGATCGTAAGATGATGGAAGTGGAAGGATAGTAAGTTTTTATCTAAGAAATAGTTATGTCTAAAGAAATAAAGGTAGGAGATAAAGTTGTATATATGTGGAATTGAAACCCTCATACTTGAAGAGTTGAAATTATATACAAGAAGAAAAGGCAAACAAAAATTGATTGAATATGGATGGTTGCAGATGCTATAAAAATAAAACATTGAGCAAGTCCTACAAATTATGAAACAGCACACACACGAAAAGAACTATGAGAAAAACTATGAGTACCTAAAGATATGCTTTAGTTAATATGTAAGCATGGCAAAAAAACCTACTAAACAACAAATGATAGATAAGATATATGAAGAGATATGATGATTTTCATACGAAAGAGCTTTATCATATTACAATGCAATACAGCTAAAAGACATAACAACACTTCATAGAGAAGAAATTTGTATGATATGAGATGTATTAGATTATATAAATAATAAAATATTTGAATGAAAAACAGATACAGTAAGATTGAATAAAAAGCAAAAAGCGAGATTACAAACCCAAAGAAAATGGAAACTTTTGAGAAAACCAATAGATGACCAATCAGATGAATGTATAGAGTATGTTTATAACTTGACTCAATAACAATGGCAAAGAAAACAATCAAGCAATACATAGATAACAATATCAAAGACCGAAGTAAGTCTATATCAATACACGAGTACATAAAACAAGTAATGGACTGAAACAAGAAAACCATAGTAGATATAGTAATGGATAAAGTAAAAGCCCTCAAAATAGAAAGCATCATAGACATCTATGTAAAGGATGCAGTTGCTAGATCACGAAACCAAAGGATAAGCTGAATATTTGATGAATACCAACTCCGAGATAACAAACTACACAAATTAAAGAAGATACACAAAGAACACGAAGAGTATTATTGAAGACTCAAAAACTCTATCGAAAAATACAATAAACTCTGTTGAGACCTAGAGGAGAAGAAAGAACTCATAAGGCGTATTGAAAAACTAGAGAGGTAATTTTATCTCACATATAATTATGGCAAAGAAACCTACCAAGAAGAAGTCAAAGAAATTAGATCGAAAAAAGCACCCAAAGAGTACATGGAACGCCGACAAGTGGAGAGACATTATAGACTTAGTAAAAACTGACGTAAACCTCAAGGACGCTATTGCTTATGCAGGTGTAGCAGAGAGTACATTTTATGACTGGATAAAAAGAGATGAAGTGCTTTCGGAGGAATATGAGCGTTCCAAGAGATACATGGATGTTATAAGCTGACAAGTAATACACGAAGCAATAGAGAAGGACAGAGATGTTAAGACAGCTTTGGAATATAAGAAGAGAAGAGACAAAAGATATAGTGATAAGGCAGAAGTAGACCACAACCATACAGGAGAACTAATTACTTATAACTTACCAAAAAAGGATGTCTCAGATAAAACCTAATCCTTGACCACAAGAGAAAGCTCTTGCCAGTGTAGCTAGGGAGATTTTGTATTGATGAGCTAGATGATGAGGGAAGACCTTTTGATGACAGCTACGATTATTATATGAAATAGAGAAGCCAGAATATAGAGCGCTAGTATTGAGACATACATATAAGGATCTACTGGAGCGAATTGATAACGCAACTAATCTATATAAACCACTAGGAGCAAAAGTAGTAGGAAACCCTGCAACTATTACCTTCCCTAGCTGAGCTAGAATAAGAACATGACATCTAAAAGACTCTAAGAGTTTTGAACAATACAAGTGACACCAATACGATAAGATACTGATAGAAGAACTTACTCTAATACCAAGCGAAGACTTATACGAGAAACTTCTATGATCCCTAAGAAGTACAAGCGATATACAGAAACAAGTATTTTGTACTACAAACCCTGACTGAGTAGGAAGGCTACGAGTCAAAAGAAGATTTGTAGACATTACTGAACCATGAGAGATATACACTGATGACAATTGATTGACAAGAATATTTATACCTGCAAGAGTATCTGACAATCCTAAGCTACAAGAAGCTGATCCTATGTACGAGAAGCAACTTATGAGTATCAAGGATGACCAGTTAAGGAAAGCATGGTTAGAGTGAGACCGAGAAGCGTATGATGTTAAATGATGAATTTACACATCTCAGATCAAGCAGGCTAGAGATGAAAATAGAGTAACCACTGTGCCATACGAAAAATGATTACCAGTGAATACAGCACGAGATTTAGGTATCTCAGATGCTATGACTATTTGGTTTTATCAGAAAGTATGAAAGGAGATAAGGATTATAGATAGTTACAGCAACCAATGAGAGTGATTTGGATTTTATGCAGATGTACTTAATCAGAGATGATACACATACTGACAGCATTATGCACCACATGATATATCTGTAAGAGAGCTAGGAACTGGTAAGAGTAGACTAGATCAAGCTAGGGAATACTGAATAAATTTCTCACAAGTACCAAACGTATGAATACGAGACTGAATAAATACCGCAAGGAAGACCTTTGCATATTGTTACTTTGACAGGATCAAGTGCAAGACATCACTGGAGCACTTAGAAGTGTATCGCAAGGAACGAGATGATAAGCACCAAGTATTCAAGAACAAACCCTATCATTGACCCGAGAGTCACTTTGCAGACGCATTTAGATATATGTGCCTTAGTGTAGAGGATGAGATAATAGGATCTACAGTAGAAACCACAGACTTTAGTCATTTGGTATAATGGCAGACTTTTTTGCACAGTTAGAATTGACTCCAAGAGAGATGAGACTCTTAATTTTGAGATACAAATATAACCTACCTAGACAGGATATAATTTTGATCTTATGAATTAGTAAATCTTACTATCATATACTACTATCTTGACTCACTGATAAGCTAAATAAAAACCGAAGAAAAAAGAAGATTATTAACCCAAAACTACGTCACTGGACTTTTTTGATTGAAAACTAGCTTAAATACGTGATTTACAGGTGTTGATAGTCCACAAGAATAAATCTAGTCTGATAATATATATTTATATATCACGCTAGATGGCAAAAAAATATAACTGATATACTAAGGATGATGTACTCACACATCTTAAATCAGAGCACCAAAGATCACTTAATTTCGTCACCACTAAAAGGGATCTCTTTAGAGAGAGACTAAAGGATTATACCAACGTAACCCAAGACAAAGATAAGATCTACGTCAGATTGATATTTTCAGTTATGCAGACGCTCATGGCACTGCATTATCAAGATGAGATGACAGTAGAGTTTATAGGTAGACAGCTAGGAGCTAATGAAGTAGCAGAGCAGTTAGAGAACCTAGCGAGCTTTGACTACGATGAGATGAATATGGAGAAGCTAATGTTTTCAGTAGAGCGAGATAGACTCTTTTTTGGTACTGGTATACTAGTGTTTGATCACCGAGACAATACAAAATTACATCCAGTGTATAAGAGAATAAACCCATTGTCATGGCTTCCAGATCCAAGCGGAAATAGTAACTTCCACCAGTTTGAATTAGAGCTTAATAGCTCGTTCATCACTAAAGAGAATGGATTTATGAATACCAAGAAAGTACAGGATCTAATCTCAAAAAGAAATAGTGAGACAGATGAAACTATGCAGAAATATGCTGAGACTAGAGAGCTGCAATATAGTACACCAACCGCTCACTGAAAATGAGGTTACATGATCCCAGTACATTATTGCTACACTGAGCTAGGATGAGACAAATACTACATTGTCACAGCTTGTGACCACTGAGTCATTATAAAGATGGAGAAAATAGAAGCAGTATTCGCAGAAGAGAAGAAGGATAAGAGCAATATAGAATATCCAGTGTTTACGTTTCAATACTCACCTATGGAAGGCGATCCTTTTGGTATCTCCATCCCCGATCTGATAAGCGATAAGCAGAGAGCTATGCAGCTCTTCCTAAATCTTGAGAGGATCAAGGCAGAGAATGAAGCACGATGAGACATGTTTGTTGTCGACACAACCAAAGTAAATATCAAGGACCTGAAACAAGTGAGTAGATGACCTAAGTATATCAAGTCAAAAGGCGGCGAGCTCAAGAATTACATCATGGAAGTGCCGAAGTCTCAGATCAAGTGAGATGTAAGTTATATGAAGAACGCATTGCAGCAGCAGTCTACACTAGACATAGGACTGGATGAGAGAAGTCTAGGTATTACACCCGATAGAAACATCACAGCCACAGAAAATCAGAGAGTACAGAAGAATGCAAACATACGTCAAATGCTCAATACTCGTGTGAAAATGCGAGGTATAAAGTCTTTTTGGAATGACTGGTACAAAAGATACTACGCTAACTTCAATTACAGTAGCGTCAAGAATGTCATCATAAACTCAAGACTTGGGAGCAGACCAATCACTGTAAGGAAAAAGGACATCATCACAGGGTATGATATAAACATTGCGATCATCTCCAAAGCAGAGAGAGAAGCGGAGAGAGAGAAGCAAAAAGTAGACTTCTTTGCGACTCTTAATCTGATCCTGGATGATCCACAGGCAAGTATAATTTCTAAGACCCTAGCGAAGAGGAAAGCAATGAAACTATCAGGCATGACTTCGGAAGAAGCTAGGCTCTATGTAGCTCCATCACTGGAAGAAATGCAGGCACAGTATGACATAGAGATGATAAATAAAAATGAGCTACCCGAAATCTGAGAAGCGAGCGAAGATCACCAAACATACATAGTCCTATATCAGAGAGCATTGCCGACACCCGCTAGATTTGCGAGTATAGAAGCTAGAAAACAGCTATATCTACAATCATGACAACAGCAGGCACAACAGATGGCAGCAGACCAACAGCAAATTCAACCATGATGATGAATGGGATGATGAGCAATGGCACAACTAGCAAACTGAGCTATGCAGCAGAATGAGCAAGTTGCTACAGCACTTCAGTAATTTTATTTAGTTTGATCCTATGGCACAAGAAGAACACAGCGAAACAGTAGAGCTATTGAAAGACTTGAAACAGTCCGCAGCACGAAAAATGATAGAGAAAGTATTGGAGGATGAGATAGAGGATATAGAAAATGCTCTATTTGAGATCGATGGAGAGAAGAACCAATCGATCTACACAGAGAATGATCTGATAAGAACGCATAGAAATATATTGGTCGATTTGAAAACAAAACCCGATCAAATCATTGCAAAGATACAGAGCGTGGAAGAAGTAGACATGAGTGACGAAGTTTAGTATAGGAGTGGATGGACCAATTCATCTACTCACATACTGAGTTTGGTAGCACCAATCAGTAGCTGGCGAGCATATACGCTTTTATTCTTACTACTACAGTTATGACAACAGTAGATAACGCCAATGACGCAGGCAAAAGTGCGGAAGATCAAGAAATCGTTGACACACCCCCAACTGATACACCTGATGGTGGAGATGATGGATGAGAAGGTGGAGATGATGGATGATCGACACAAGACAAAGAGAACGGGAAAGGGAAGGGAGTGTCAAAACTCTTGAACCAAAGGAACCAAGCACGCAAGGAAGCTGAGGAGTTGAGAGCTAAGTATGAGCCAGACGCTTTACAAGCGGTCGAGGATGTAATCAGTGTGAAGGAGAGAAAGGTCGAAAGGCAATCCTTCCAAGCAACTTACTGAGAAGACGCACTTGATGAAGTGGAAGCTATACTAGAGCAACACCCGTCACTATCTTACGAAGACGCTTACAAGGTAGCTAATCCCGAGTGATTTGCCGCAACGGGGCAGAAATTCAATGTACAATGAACGACACCCGAGTCTCTAAAAAGAGATAAAGCGTTGGGCGAAATGTCACCTCAAGAACTAGAGCAGCAGGCTCAAAAAGAGTTTGCGGGGCTAGTCTAGTCTCACCATGTCTTGTGATAATTCATTTATTTATTTGATTTTATCATCATGACAACAACTACAAGTAACGTCATTACAGCAGGTGCATTTAACCAGTTTGTAGACAAGACTGCAATCCAGTCATACCAAGACAAAAGGTTTTTCGCTCAGTTTGCAAAAACTAAGCAGAAACCAAAAGGAACACATACCTATCAATTTCCACTCACTGACAAACTAAATGGTTCCGCTACCACACTTACAGAATGAGTAACACCTTCTGATAAGGGTATGAACTGGACAGGGAAGACAGTGACACTAGGACAATATGGTGACTTCGTAACTCTCTCAGACGTTCTTATGGAAGACAATCCATTTGATCTAGTCAAGGAAAGTATCTTCGAATTGTCTCATCTTGTAGCTAGAACTGTAGATATCGCAGCACAGGACGTGATAGACGCAGGTACTAACGTGGAATACGTTGGGCAAGCAGATAGAGCTAGTCTTACTGCGGCTAATACACTGACAGCAGCAGAACTCGCTAATGGTGTAAGAGCATTGAGAACAAAAGACGCTCCTACATTCGACTGAGAGTTCTATGTTACTGTAATACATCCTGACGTATACCATGATCTAGTGATAGAAGCGGGTACAGGTGCGTTTATCGACGTAGCTAAGTACCAAAATCATCACAAGATTATGAAGGGAGAAATCGGTGCATTGTTTGGTACTAGGATCATTGTTTCATCTAACGTACAGAAGTATGTAGATGGAGGTGCGGGTACTGTAGACGTTTATCCTACATTTATGTTTGGTAAAGACGCTTACGGAGAAGTACAAGCATGATCTATGCAAACGAAGTACAAGGCTCTATGAAGTGGTGGATCGGAAGACCCATTGGATCAAAGAGCAACAGTTGCTTCTAAGGTAAGAACTGGATTTACAATATTGAAGGACGATGGTCTATTCAGAATTGAAACAGCAGCTTCTAAGGGAGATAACTAGAAGATAGAGAGTCGTTAGGTCGGCTCTCTCTTTTATGTTTACGGGGAAACTTGTGACCATAAATGAGGGATTTACTCTATTTATATAATGAATACAGCAGGACTGATAAACTTTGTAAGAGATCAAACTCAAGTGAGTAGTGACAATGTCACTGACGCTACGATTTTGAATTACCTAAATATCGCTTATCACAAACTAGAGAATGTCATAGCGGATAGAGTAGACGAAGATTATTTTTGGGATATTTTTACTACTGATTTGGTAGAAAACCAAGCGGAGTATGTACTCAAGAATAGCACATCCACACAAGCGGGTATCAAGAAGATCAACAGGGTAGAGATCAAGTATACAGATGAAGATGAGTATTACTCACTGATAGACGCAGACGCACTCAGTAATTACAAGATAGCATACGATAATCTCCAAGAGACAGATATAGAATTTTATGAGTTTAGAGACGGGTCGGTATTTATAAATCCCTTGCCAATCGAAGATATACCGCAGTGACTCAGAGTACACGCAATACAAACTCTTATCGATCTAGCAGTCGATGGTGAGGAGACAACCATCTTCCCGAACCATACAGAACTCAGACAATACCACTACATCATTGCAATGTGAGCCATCCCGTTTATCGAGAGACATAGAAATATTAAGGATAAGAACAACGTCAATAATTCGGCACAGATGTATAACGTAGAGGTCGACATGATGATACAGGAGCTAAATAGCAAGGATAACGAGCCGATAGAGTGAGTTTTGCCATCTCATAATTACTACTAATGATAAAGGAAATCTTTAGATGATTTGACGCAGGAATGACAGGACACCCCTGAAAAAGCAGGAGAGGGTGATATTTTATGGGTCGATGAATAGAAACGGATGACTTTACACCAAATATTACACTTGCGCGCGCTTCTCAAGAATTGCCATGAAGTATATCACTATGACTAAACGAGGAGATAGTTGCGGCAGTAGATAACTTCTTATTTAGTAGAGCGGGTAAGGTTTTTACAACGTCAGGAGTAGAAGTAGCAAGCGGACTCTGAGAAGTCTATGCAGCAGCTAAGTGGAATAATAAGTATGTACGAGTCACAGATACTTATATAGGTAAGATAGACGTTTTGGAAGCATTACAGACCAATCGAGTCGGTGCCAGTTTAGATGAGACACGAGTATCTATAACTCACGACTGACGACCATGATTTCCAGTAAGTACAGACACATCCAAAGAAAACGGGACCATACAAGTATTGCCGTTTAGTGGTAATCTTTACATCTCTAGCGGTAAGAAAGTACAGATATTAGATACGTTGGGTGTTTTGAATGACGGGCTTAAGGATCTACCATGATATATCGTAGCACTCACGACAAACGCCTATATCTGAAATAGAATAACTGTGCGACTCAATACATGACGACAGATGAGTCGGGACGGAGTTACTGACAATCCTTTCGATACGATCAAGTGGAATGCAAATATAAACGCTGTGTGATCTACCAATGTAGGTGATTTTGTCATGACTGGAGACAGATATACTAATGGAGAGTTGCGACTCAGCAGAGGTATCGAGTCAAGTGTACTGATACCATTTTCTAAGCATGTTAAGATCTGACCTATGTTTGATCTGATCCTAGACAAGAGAATGCACAAAAACTTTTTTGCATACGAAAGGAATTATATCTACTTCCCTATTTGTATAGTTGACAGATACCCATGAGTTGATCCTGATGATGTATTAGGAAGTACACCCGAAGCAAACAATCGAGGTATATGTAGATTGAATGTATACACAGGTGAGCGAAATGTGCCATATTGCTACAAGTCGGGAGACGCACCATATAATAATACCGCAGCATACAACAAAGTATCGGGAATACACTTATTGCACTACCACGACCACAAGTTATATGTGTGTCGGAATGTAAGTGAGTGATCCACATCATATATACCATACATAGAGACGATATTCGTAGATGATTTTACACAAGAATACTCAAACGCAGGATCGTTTTCAAAAGTAGGAACGCTTATAACAAATCTGATAGATGGATGACAAGCGAGTCAAAAGAAAAAGCTCAAGAGCATAAGAGCAATAGGAGATATAGGTGAGGGATGTATCAAGATATCATGTCTAGTAGACTCAGAACTGGAGCTAATCTCACTGTACGATACACCAACCAATGCAATAGCCACTACAAAGCTCAAGAAAATAATAGAGTTTGGTACCAGTAGCGGAAGTATACAGCTAGACAAGGAGATGAAGTATCTATTTGGTAAGTGATTTGATGTAGAATTTCATGAGATGAGAATAGTGGTGAACCTACAGCAGGCAGTGCAATGAGATCTACCAGTTTTACATGAATTAGTCATCGAATATGAAGAAATCGAAGAATAAGATCATCGACAATACAAGAAAACAGGAAAAAACCTTGTTAGACAAGAAGAAAGTGATTTTACACGAGAGACAAGAAGAGAACATGATAGAGAAGAAGGAACAACACAACAGCTTCCCGAAGAATGTTGATCTGAATATCAATTCTCTATCGGAGAAGACGGCACCAGTAGCAGATGATCTATTACTACTCCGAGACAGTGAGACAAACACCCGAAAAAAGATCAAATATTCTAATTTATAACTTATAACCTATGTCAAAACAAGCTCAAGACTTCCTAGCAAAATTTGGAACTGGAATAAAGGCAGGTAATGATCCTACCCAGTCGGGCAAAGTAACGTCCGCTCAGAAAAACTATACTCAGCCACAGGCAAACACCAAAAATCAACAGCAGGTGAATACTTTTTTGGATAGGTATGGGAATAGTAGTAACGCTAGGACGATCTCAGCTTCGTCTACCAAGACACAGGCAGACAATTACAATACACCTAGTCATAAATGACAATCTAGTAATGTAAGAAACCAACAACAAATCAAGAAACCAGTACAAAACACCTCTACAAGGACCCAATCAGGATACACAGGCAGCACATCTCATGACAACAAAGTAAGAGGTTTACAATCACAGTCTGATGAGATCCAAAGGCAAATAAAGTCATTTCAGCAAAACTATGATAGATACAAGGATGATCCAAGATATAGGGATATAGCAACATCTTCATATAATCAAATGAAGTCATACGAGAACCAACTTAAGAAAGTGCAAGCACAGCTAGGAACAGCAAGTCAGAGTCAGACAGCAGAGATAACATCACAGCAGCAAGCCGCTTATAAGGAGTTAAATAACCTAGTAAAGAGTGGTAGCATTACTACTCAGCAACTAGACTCAGAGCTTGCTAAAATGTGAAAAACTAGACAAGATCTAATCAATACAGTCTGAGATATCGAAGAAAGTTTTGTGAAGTATGGAGTCACTGATAAGCAAAAAGACGCATATAAGAAGCTAGACGCTATGATGAAAACCTGACAAATTACGTCAGAGCAACTAGACTACGAGCTATCCAAGATGGGCAAGACTAGAGAGGACTTGCTAGATGTAGTAAATAAAGTTGAATTGGCAGGAGAGTCTAACAACTACCTTGATCAAATCACTAAGAATAATGCACATATACTGGAAGCAGAAGCACAAAAAAACCAACAGGCACAAGAGCAACAGACTCAGAAAACCATCCAAGCGAATGCAGAGAAATTTGCCACTCAGTTTGCGTTAGCATTACAAGAGTTTGCGAAAACATGATGAGAGCTATCTGACTGACAAAGGGATAAACTACTTGCTCAAGTATTACAGCAGAACTGATATCCAGTAGACCGAAATGATCCAAACTTCAAGACTTTGG